AAACAAACGTAAACTATCCGCTTAGATACGCAAGAAATTCAAAGACTCCTTTTCAGGATGATCAAGATCAAAATGTTATATTAGAGCCTGTTGTATTTGAGGACGGTGTTTTAAATGTACCAAAGTCAAATCCTGTTTTGCAGGAATTCTTGCATTACCATCCAGGAAATGGAACTGAATTCTATGAGTTTGACAATGAAAAAGACGCACAGGAAGACGTAACTATGCTATACGATCAGCTTGATGCACAGATAGCGGCTAGAGACTTAGATATATCAGTATTAGAGTCTGTTGCTCGTTTGTTAATGGGGTCAAATGTTGAGTCAATGAAGACTACTGAATTAAAGAGAGACGTAATGTTATTTGCAAAGCGTTATCCACAAGATTTTATGGAGGCTGTAAATGACCCATCACTAAGAATCAACAATATAGCTGCAAGAGCAATATCTGATGGTTATTTGATTTACAAGAACAACAAAAAAGAGATATACTTTAATTTCAAGGACAATAAAAAGAAGTTGCTTACCGTTCCATTTGGAGAGGATCCACTTTATGTATTGTCTTCATACTTTCAATCAGATGAAGGTTTAGAGTTGTACAAACACCTTGAAGATAAGTTGTCAGAAAATTAGTATATTTGTACTTTACTAACCCATTAAACTTTTTAAACAATGGAAAAATTTTTAAGTATTCCTAATACGTTAGGAACAAATCAGTTAATCTCTTCTACAGGTGTAGTAGGTGTTTTTGCAGGAACAGCAGGTACAAATACTGCTGCAGAGGAAGACACTGTTATTATGTATAGAGAAGGAAAAGTAGTTACATTAACGCATGCAGCTCAGGCAGCATTTAGTATGCGTAATGCAATTCAAGATGCAATTGCTACTTCATTACAAACATCTTGGACAGATACGGTTTATGTAGTTCCTTCATTACCTGTTAGTGTAACATTGATTACTGCTGCTTAATAGCAATCAATCAAAAATCTAAAAGGCACTTTTTAATTAGAGTGCCTTTTTTTGTTTATCTTTGTAAAAAGACTTGCAATGATAAATGATGTTAGAAATACTGTTCTGTCAATAATAAGTAAAGACAATCGGGGTTACATTACTCCAGACGAGTTTAACTTATTTGCAAAGCAGGCACAGCTTGAAATATTTGAACAATACATTTACTCTTACTCCAACTCAATTAACAAGCAGAACGTTAGGATGTTTGGTGAGGGATATACAGATGTTCCAAAAAACATAGGTGAGGTTATTGATGATTTTTCTGTTCTTACAACACTAACTTATTCAATACCATATTTTTTACCTCCAGTAGATTACTACTACCTAGAGAGAGTTATGTATAATAATATTGAGACAGAAAAAGTTAGCCAAAGAAAGATCTCTGCACTATTAAACTCAAACCTAACAGCCCCTGATGTTTCCTATCCAGTGTACACACTACAAGAACCAGGACTAATTGTATATCCGACAACAATAGTAAACAATATAACGGCTCAATACATAAGATACCCAAAAGATCCTATATGGTCATACACAAATATTTCTGCTGGACAGCCAGTATTTAATGCAAGTGCATTTAACTATCAAGACTTTGAGCTACCATTAAGTGATTTTGCAAATTTAGTGGTAAAAATATTACAGTATGCTGGAGTTTCAATTAGAGAAGCAGAAGTTGTACAGGCGGCTAAGTCAGAAGAAATACAAGACTCACAACAAAAACAATAGTAGATGCCATATATAAATAATTACCAGTACTACAAAAATAACGGAGCTATCCCTGAAGATGAAAATTGGGGGTCGTATCAGTATGTTAGCCTGTCTGATATTGTTAACAACTTCATATTGATGTATGTGGGCAATGATAAACTTGTAAACAATGTTGATAGATACACCATTCTTTTTCATGCAAAAAGATCAATACAGGAGCTAAACTATGACGCACTAAGAAATATAAAGGTCCTAGAATTACAGCTTGGAACTGAGCTAAAGATGATCATGCCTCCAGACTATGTTAGCTATGTTAGAATGTCAATGTTAATCAACGGTGTTCTTATTCCATTGGTTGAAAATAGAACCGTCATGTCAGCTACGGCTTACCTACAGGACAATAACTTAGACATTGTGTTTGACTCTAATGGAGAGATTGTAACGGGCACATCAAAGCTTGACATCCTTAGAGGAGACAACATGTTGTACACTGGTGGAGGAATATATAATAATCAGATGGGATACTGCTGTGATGGTCAATGGTACTTTAATTATAGCATTGGATCAAGGTATGGAATGAATACTGAAGACGCAAACATGAACCCTAAGTTCACAATCAATAAGGAGTCTGGGGTTATTGATTTTTCATCTGGAGTTGAGAATGCATTTATTGTTCTTGAGTATATTTCAGATGGCATGGAAAATGGTGACTCAACAAAAATTACTATAAATAAATTAGCGGAGGAGTACGTGTATAACTACTTAAAGTGGGCTGTATTAAATAACAAATATGGCGTACAGGAGTACATAGTAGCAAGAGCTAAGAAAGAAAAAAGTGCAACATTAAGGAATACAAAAATTCGATTAAGTAATATGCACCCCTCAAGATTGTTGATGAGTTTAGCTGGTCAAGACAAGTGGATTAAATAATTATGGCGGAAACTAAAAATACATTTGTTGCTGGTAAAATGAACCAGGATGTTGACGAAAGGTTATTGCCTGATGGTCAATATAGGTCTGCAAGTAATATTACAATAGAATCAACTGGTGGCTCAAATATGGGTGCCGTACAGAACGCAAGGGGGAATACATTTTTGTTTTCTCCAAGCCAGCTTCTTATGTCTATGAATATAAACATAACCAATCCAAAAACAATTGGGGCTGTAGCATACGAACCACTTGGTCTTATTTATTGGTTTATCAGTGCTGATAATTTTGATGGTATATTTGAGTTTAATCAAAACACTGAAATATCATCTTTGATTTTAGGCAGCACTATTGATCAGTTGAATTTTGACTCAGCAGCACTGATAACAGGCGTTAATTATTTATACTCAGACAGTGGCAGTTATTTGTTTTGGACGGATAATTTGAACCCACCAAGAAGGATAAATATCTCTAGGGTTAGGGGATACTCGATTGACGACTCAAGGATAAATATAGACATTGATGTGGTGTTAAGACCGCCACTAAATAGTCCATCAATACTTTTGTCTAATGATACTGATAGTGTTGAATCAAATAACTTAGAAGAAAAATTTCTTTATTTTAGTTATAGATATAAATACATTGACAATGAGTTTAGCTCAATGTCACCATTTTCTTCTGTAGCCTTTAATTCTAAAGGTCTTTCTTTTGACCCAACCACTGGTGATAATATTGGAATGTTAAATAAAAATAATGTTGTTAATATTCAATTTGAAACTGGAAATCAGTTTGTAAAAGAAATACAGATTTTAGCAAGAGACACAAGATCATTAAACGTAGTGATAATTGAGACTCTAAACAAGAGTGACTTGAATATCCAAGACAATAGAACTAGTAAATTTATTTTTAGAAATAATAAAATATATGCCACACTAACGTCTGATCAGGTAACTAGGTTGTTTGACAATGTGCCACTAAAGGCACTAGCACAGGATATTGCTGGAAATAGATTGGTGTATGGCAACTACACTCAATTTAGAGACGTGAGTGATATAAGCTACACTGTTGATTACAAGAATCTAAGTGGTTTTGTAGCAAGCGTAGGTTTGCCTAAACGAACTTTTAGAAGTGACCGTGACTACGAGGTTGGTATTGTTTATAGCGATGAATACGGAAGGCTTACGACTGTGTTAACTCCTAGTACTGGAAACTCCTCAAATAATAGCACTAACTCAGTTTATATACCACCAATAAAATCAAGTACGCCAAACTCATTAAAAACAACAATAAAAAGTTTACCTCCAAGTTGGGCGACAAATTATAGGCTATACATAAAGCAGTCAAAAAAAGATTACTACAACTTGTTTCCTATATCTTTTCAAGTAAAAGGTGAGTACAGATACATACAGATTTCAGAGTCTGACAGAGATAAAGTTTCTGTTGGTGAGTACATTATATTTAAAACGGCTAACGCACAACCAACTCATACAAACAGGAAGTTTAAGGTTCTTGAGGTTGAACTTAAGGCAATTAATGATATTAATACTCCGTCACCTGCTGGTCTATATTTAAAAATAAAGCCAGACGCTATAAGTGCAGCATCTTTTTTGGCAGCACCTATATCTATTACTACTAATTCACCTTCATGGGTAACTATGGGGCAGGACCCATTAGATGTGGGACTCTGTATTCCAAGCGACTTTCCAACTGTATACCCTTATTGTTTTCCAACTGTATTATTTCGTTATGATAAGATGCACTATAGAGTTGGATCTAGTGGTTTTACTGAAACTTTTAATAATGCTCCAGTAGTTAGTTTATCTTCATCATCTAATGTTGCGATTGGTTCAGCATCTAAGCATGACGTAAGATTAAAGGTGAAAATTGTTAATGATCCAAATGACGCTAATGGGAACTCTCCAACGTACTTTAGAATAAATACAGATCCTTTAAATCAGAGTAATTGGGATAATCCTGTACCTATAGTATCTAGCTATAATATTAATTCCTATATACAAAGTTGTACTAGTTCAATTAATAAATTTATTAATTTTTCACCTGGAACTTATGTTTTGGGAGATGTATATGTATTTAATGTTAGAGGGCTTGACCCAACAGTGTCAGACGGAGCATCTAAATGGATTAAAAATCCAACTGGGGGGAGAGGTATACCAGCACCATCAACTTTATTAGATTCACCAAATCCAGCATGCCCTCAGTATTTTAGTACCGATGTAGCAAACGATGAATATTACGGTAAACTAATGATAGGGTTTGTAGGGGCTATATATGCTGGTGCAATTATTAAAATAACAGTTAAG